GCACACCTGCGCTGCATGAATGTCGGCACGGTCTGCGTCAAGTGGCTCGATCGTTGAGAAAGCCATCCACTCGGTCAACTCCTGGGCGTCCATGCCATCGAGGAGTTCACCGACGGTCTTCTTCAAGTGCCCAGCGAGACGGAATAGAAACCGCCTCCCCGGACGCTCGATTAGTTTTTTCTTGCGTCTTCAACTGCTCCGCCACTCATGCCGTTATGACGGGCGCACGCATCGAAGAGAATCCCCACAAGAGGCGCAGGCATCTCGCCCACAGCATCGACCTCGGCATCGGTAAAGATCCGCTTGCCTTGATCATCTGCGATAGATCTCACCACGAGCTTGGCTCGGATGTTGGACAGGTTGCCCGACTTCGAGCCCGCACTGATTTCGCTTTCAAGTTGATCACGCTCACGGGAGCTAATCACTCGGAGGAATACTTTGCCACCGAGCTCGGGGATTTCGATCTCCCCGAGCTTATATGCACTTCCTGCACTTAATAACTTTTGCTTATCTAAAATGTGAAACTCCTTAATCTAATGCGTAGGTTATTTTGCCTACTGGTTTAACGCCCACAGTTGCTTTCACTGTGTTGTCGCCGGTGGCAACGCCATCGACTTGGAACTTCGTAACGATGCCATCAAAGGTGATGGTCGAAGTATCGGCAAGGGTGATAATGCATTCTTTTGCTTCGCCGTAATCTTCGATGTAAGCGCTGATCGTGCCGAGTGCTGCGGAGCCAACGCCCACGATTGCGGTTGCAGACATTTCGCCACCATCGATCAGACCGCCAGCGTATTCCTTCGCATGGTCTGGGCTCAAAAGGTTGGTGATGTCCACGGTGCCACGGGTCGCACTGGGTGGTGTGATATCGGTCACGCCAGTGAGGGTGGTGCCGCCGATCGAGATTGCCGTGCCTTGGGTTAAGACTGCTGCCATAGCTAAGACTCCCTATAGATGATGGAAAAATCCAAAGACGAATGATAAAACACGGTGTCCGAGCCTTCAAAAAACTCGGGCTGGTCTTGCTCATCACTCACGCTAACGCCGAGAACGACCACCCCCGAAGAGGTGCCGCGAAAGTTGTCCATCACGATTCGCATTTGATTCATGATGGTTTCAACTTCCGATTGAGTTGTTGCAATAACATCACACTGGATGCGAACTTCGGGCACCTTCGTGTTGCCTGCGTCGAGCGTTGCCGACCTTATGGTGCTGATGCGATGGTAAACAATGTAAGGCATGACCGGCTTTTGTGGCGCACGACCGGGATAGATGCGAGTTCCCACATAACCAGACATCGTAGCATCGTCGATTAGTCGGGCCCGAAGGGCTTTGCTAGCACTCATGATGCGCCCTCGTTGATGGTGTCGTTAAGGATCTTACCCATCACATCGATCGCCTTAGTCTTGTTGTTATCCCATGCTCTGCGAAGAAAAGGAAACGGTGCGGAGCCTGGGTGAATCGCTCCTTGCGCTTTTGCTTTTGCACCTTTGCGCTTCAATAAGATTTCATTCGTCAGATCGTTCTTGCCGGTTGGGTGCGCTGCGGTGCCGTACTCAACAAAGTGAGCGTACTTGGTCGGGATGCGCTCGACGCCACCAATGATGCGCCCCGCTCTGCGCTCTGCCCCGATAACCGAGTAGCCGAACTGGGCGCCCTTGCGCAGTACCACTTTTTCTTTTGATCCGATGGAGTCATGAAGGATGGAGTACTTGCGACGCACGCTGCTCTTCGCATCGGTCACGATAAGGGCACCCGCTTCATGAAGAGCCTTCTTGATCCCTGCTCGTTTCACTTTATCGTTGATGTGTTCCATGAGGTTGAGCAAACCTTTAAGGGCGGAAGCGTCGATGTTGATTGCTGCTCTAGGCATTAGTTCCCCCTTTCAATCGCATCGATCTCGAGTTCCCATGAGCCCTCATCGATGTTGCGGATGCTGACGATCTCTAGAGTGCGACTACCCATCGAGATGCGATCACCGTGAAGGATGCCATCTTTAAAACGCACACGAACACGGTGCGAGATCGAAGCCTGCCTCGCCATGCCCTGCTCTTGCTCCCTGCCTGAGAGCGGGCGAACACTCGCCCAGGTCGTGTAGTAGGTATTCCATGAGCGGGTCACCTGACCGTAATCATCCACGGTAGTGGATTCATCACGCTGAAAGCTTATTCTCTGGGTTAATTCGCCAGCTTTTAGCATTAGTTGACAATGCCTCGACTAAACATTTTAACGATGTTATCGACGGCGTAGGGCACTTCGTAGCCCTGCGCTTCTCCTACTGTCTCGCGCTGGTTGTACCAGTGGCCGACGAGCATCTTGATCGCTTGCTTTAATATCGCTGGGACTTCGTTGGCGTTGCCGCAGCCTGCGACATAAGTCACCACGATCGAGTTGTAGTCGTCTAAGTAATCAGGCCAGTCCTCATCGTAGGCGGGCATGATACGGCCCGGGTTCGAGGTGATGTCAACCTGATAAAGTTCGTCATCCCAAGTTTGAAGGTTGCCATCGAGGTCGTAATATTGGATTGAGCTCACCGATTGCACTGGGCCCTCGAGGTAGAGGATGCCAGAGTCGGGGAAGTCATCGATCGAAAGCGCAAGAGTCTGCGTCACCATTTTATGGCTAGCCATCTGCTCGAGCTGCTGTCGTGCTGCGGTGATGAGCGTATTAATCAGAGCGTCATCGTCGTTGCCATCGATGCGCGAGTGGAGCTTCATCTCTGCAAGGGTGATCGGTTCCGTCGCTGGAGGAGTGACAACTGTCAACATTAGCGTTTCTCTTTTTGTTTTTTCGAGGTTGCCTTCTCAGCCTTGATTTGTCGGGTTTCCGAGACCGGAGGAACGAGCGCTTCTTCAGCGCTCGCCCAGCCGAGTCGGATGCAATTAGCCGCTTCATCGAGCGGGAGGTCGTACACTAGATTTGCATCATAAGTGAACGACAAGCCCGCTACAGAAGTATGAAATTTAACTTTCATGTTTAGCTAGCTGCCATTACTAAATGCTTGATCGGATCAGTGCCAGCGTCGAGGATGCGACCATCATGACGGGAGAAGCCAACAAAGCCAACTTGGTGGTAATCAGCGTATCGTTCTTCGAGGCGCAAGAGTGTGAAGTCCTGCACATCTCGAATGAGGTACTTAGAAAAATCACCGTAGTATATAACTTTGGCGCTAGCCGCAACTGTTGCCACATCCTGGTTGATCACGACGGGAACGCCGAACAAAGTACCAGGAGAAGTCGCAGAAAGGTCGTTCATAAAGATCGGCCTGTTCTGATCATCCACCAGTTTTCGCACAAGCTTGAAGGTCGAGTCGTGCATCATGAATTTGGCGTTCGCACGATAAGCTGGATCGAGCGAATGCTGAAGATCAAGCAACTCAGCGAAGGTGATTGCGTCATCAGCGGTAGCAGTTTTACCTGCACCGGATGCCGAGATCCCCTGTGGTTTTGAGGAATTGTCACCAGTTGTGGCGTGAGTATTAAAGATCCTTGCGATCCTCTCCCCAAGTGCGCCACCGATGAACGACTCCAAATCAATCGCAGAGTCTTGCAAGAGTTCAGACGAAACTCGGATGAGCTTCGATGAATACTTATAAGCCTTCATGGTGATCTGGGCAAAAGTGATATCTTGCTCAGCAACTTGAGTATTTTCAGCAAGGATCGCGCCAACATTACTGTGATCACTCACGGTAGGAATTGGCAGGTCATTGCCTTCTGCTGTCCTTAAGATGGTTGCGACTTCTCGCATCCCGCCGAACGCCAGCAAAGAAGCTTCGAGCTGATTGATGAACCCCTGTGGCACAGTGTAACCACCAGCGGAACCGGTCAAAGATTGCGCACGGGCTTCGGCTTGAGTCTTAGGAGCTTTTGCGTTGAGCTTAAAGCTCAAGCGATTGTTCCCAAGTTCTAGGCCAGAGCGCTGTGCAGCGTTTCTTTGTTCATTGGAGGCACCGTTTACGCTATGAAATCCGAGCCATCCTCGTAAGGCCAATGCTCTATCTGAAGTTGATTGACGATCGCCAAAATCGCGCACAAACGCAGGCGCTTCGATCGGGCTTGACCTTCGCACTGCGGGTCTTTTGGAAGAGGCTTCCAAGCTTGCAAGTTTATTACTGCGAGCAGAAGCGGCTTCTTCGGGTGCTGCTTCTTCTGCGGGAGCTGCTGCGCCGCCTTCGATCTCAGTTATGCGGGCTTCGTGTTCGTCTACTTGAGAAACCAAAGCCTCAAAAGCTGCGGCTTCTTCGGGGGTTAGTTCTCGCTTTTCGGTGGTGCCGTGAGCGTGAATAGCTCGGGCTTCAGCTAGTTTTGCGGTGCGCTGGTTGCGCAGGGTTTCAATTTCGGTCATTGGATTTCTTCCTAATATGGCTTATTAGGACTCGTGCATCTGCTCCGGTGAGAAGCATAAAAAAACGCACAGGCCCCTAGTTCGGGAAACTGTGCGTAAAGACTGCACTGATTTCGATAGACCGATTAAACCACGGATTCCTAGTTCGTCAACCATCGTGCCAAAAAAAAGGCCCGCCGGTAAAGGCGAGCCTAGGGAGAGCGGGGGGGAAGGGTTAACGACCCTTATAAGCATCTCTGAACATTGCGTCAGTTTTATCTCGGGAAGTCTGAATCCTTACTCGTTCTCTTTCCGCAACTCTCTCGCTCTCTCTGCGAACCGCTTCCCGCTCCTCGGCCTCGATGGCATTCTTCTTCATCGCCGCCGCCATATCTGTCACGCTCTGCGCTGCCGACTCTTGGGTCATTTGTTGGTTACCACCCTTCACTAACACCACCACGACCACACACGACACGATCAAGCTGACTGTCAGGCACGCCACCGCTGCAACCAAAAGGTTGATCTTTGTCTTACTATCCATGTTTCTGCTCCTTTTTTCGATCCATTCAACCGGGCAAACGCCGGTCGCCGTATTGCTATCGTAGCCTATTGTTCGTGGGAGCACGCACTTTATTATGGATAATCACGATATGGTTGGTTAGAAAGCTTCCAGAAAGTCAATTTTCCTAGGGTTTTTGTAGGGTGGAGGAATTCCCCCACCCCTAGTCCACGGAAAGGCGTTTGCGTGAACTAAGCGAGCGACTTAGTCCAAGTTGCTGGACTACCGATCACCACGCAGGCGAAGTTCTCGGATGCGTTGCGCTGATCTTATTGCGTCCTGGGTGTAGATCGAGAGCGAGCGAACTGCCACCGAGGTATCGGGGTAGGCGGGGTAAGTGACCACACTCACATCGTGGAGCTCCACGGCGAGAAGACTGCGCACCCGTTTACCGTCCACCAGATCCCAAGCGTCTTCGGAAGTCGTAAAGGCGAAGCTCATCTGCGAGACATCACCCCGAGACATGACTGCCATCAAGTCGGCAGCATACTGGGTGTCAGGCGGGTCGATGGTAACCTTGAGCCCTGTCGCATCTGATTCAAGTCTTAGCGTGCCCGAGACGGTGCGCCCGAGGATGAGGCTCGGATTATGATCAATGAGCGCCCTCACATCGGGGTTGCTGTCGAGGGAGCGGGTGAATGCACCAGGGCGAACGAACTCCCGAAAGCCGCCAAGGTCTTCGCTCGAGAGATCGTACTTGGCCGCATAGCCGATGATCTTCTGCGCTGCGACATCGACTCGGAGTTCGGTAGAGAACCTGCGTTCAATCGTATTAGTTTTCATCTTTGACCCCTTTCATGGTGTTGATCTTTTCGGAAACTGCTTCGGCAAGTTTCGCTGCGGTCACACTGCCTGAGAAGTCCAACCAGGTCGAGCGGAACTGGTCGAGGTGGCGCTGGACATGGCCATCGAGATCGGTGGTCAAGCCAAACGCTTCCAAGACGGGTGCATACGCACTCACGACGCGGGCCCGATGCTCGGCACAGAAGTGATCAAGCTTGGTTAAGAACTCTGCTGGTTTGTTGGCGAAGCGCTTCACGGCGCTACACTCCACATTTTGAAGGCGTTCGCCTGCATCGTCAAGAAGGCGTAGGATGATCGACTCATGAGAGCGAGCGGGTGTGGGTGCCACGGGTGCCACGGGTGCGGGCACGCTGTCAAGCCCGTTGAAGATTTGATCGACCACCGCTTGCGACAAGAATGGGAACGAGGCAATTGCAATCGCCTTGGCCGATGCGATCGGGATGAGCTTCATGCCTACCTGAGTAACCAAGTCAACAAGACTGGTGATCTGTGCGCCGTTCAATGCGGTGCTGGCGACATCTGCCCCTGCTGCTGCGGGTGCTGCGATTGCTGTCGGGTCTT